GGAGTATTCTTTTCGGCTGTATCTACCCCTACAAGGCGAATTCGCTCTGATCTCCATACCTTAAAGCCAAGGTCAATAAAAACATCTACAGTGTCGCCATCGACGACATTTTCAATTTTTGTGTAATATGTGTACATTAGAATATGCCTTTCCAGAATTTATCCATATCGTCTGGGGAATTGTCTTCATCATTTTCGGACGTAACTAGCCCATCTGGAATAGCAGCTAATCTACATAATCCATTTTCTTCTACCTTAAAGGATAGGATTTTACAGCCTAGCTCTGACATCCCCTGCATTTCTACATGGAAAGAGCAATTTCCGCATTTTACTCCAATGGAGGCATTTTCATTATTTAAGCCATCTTCATATCCGACCCATACAGATCCGCTGCCCTTATCGAAAGGTCCAAATTTATCTACTACTGAAAGCAAGGCATCATGGTAGGCTTTCTCTACGGGGGTTAATTGATCATATAGGTTCATATACCCATTATACGGCATATTGGTTGGGGTATCATATTTTCGGCGCACTGATCACTCTATATGATAATATGATTATATGAGTAGAAATAAAAAATCTGATGGTAGATGTGATAGGGAAGACGGCCCAGACTGGTTAGACACATATCCAGATGATATAATATAGTTAGCACTCTGCTTCGGGGAGTGCTAATAAATAACTCGCTTAAAAGGAGCAAAATATGACAAAAAATAATACAGGTACTTATACCTATACAACAAATGCGGTGTCAGTTTATGACCCGTTTAAATTCATTGATCAAATCTGGGACAGCAACTGGGGAACCTCAGTTACATCTTGGAGCCCAGCAGAGACATACCCACCTTATAACATCCGTGAGATCGACGAGGACACCCGTGTTCTTGAACTAGCTTTGGCTGGTTTCTCAAAGGATGAAATCAAGGTTGAGTTGGAAAATCGCCAACTTACAATTACTGGAGAAAAGGCAAAAACTGACGAGGAAGTAAAGTATATCCATAAGGGTATCGCTACTCGTAAGTTTACCAAGTCTGTTACTCTTTGGGAATATTGGGAAGTAGAGTCTGCTGACTATAATGACGGGGTTCTCTATGTAGTTCTAAAAAGAGAAATTCCAGAAGAGAAAAAGCCTAGACAAATTAAGATCAAGTAGGCTATAATTATATTGTGCACTAATGACACATGGGGTTCTACCTTTCTTACCCCCGTCGGTTAGGCATAAGGGACCTGAGCATTGTCCATTGTAAACGGCTCATTTTTCTATTTGTTGATACAATAGGAATATATCCACTGAGGATAGATAAAGGAGAAAACATATATGTCAATCAATAAAGCAATGCTAGATTCATATGCCCGTAACCTTGCAGGTCAAGTAATCGGTGCAATTGTAATCGTAATGCAAACAGCTAATGTAGGATCACCAGTTGATTTTGGTGCATCTGAATGGCTACTAGTTGCAAATGCTCTTTGGTCATCTGCCGTTCCAACATTGATCCGTTGGGCGAATAAGAAGGACCCAGCATTTGGTCGTGTAGCAACATCTGTTGTCGCAGAGGCAACAAAGAAACTAGAGACAGCAGCAACTGCTTCTGCAGCTAAGAAGACTGCAGCTAAGAAGACTGCAGCTAAAAAGACGGTGAAGTAGTAGTGGCAGTAAAAGGCTCTCTAGAAGCAATCATTGAGGTTGCTAAAAAAGAAGTTGGGACTATCGAAGGTCCTAAAGATAATGAAACAAAATATGGTAAGTGGACAGGTGCAAACTTTCTTCCATGGTGCCAGTCATTTGTTTCTTGGTGTGCATTTACAGCAGGATTAGATCCTAAGAAGTATCCGAAGAGTGCAGCAACAATTGCAGCTTCAGATTGGTTCAAGAAGAATAATCGTTGGGCAGATGCACGTAATGATGATCCCACTCCAGGCGACTGGATTTATTTTGATTTCCCAGATGACGGTGTAAATAGAATTTCTCACGTCGGTCTTTGCGTAAAGAATAACGGAAACGGAACTATTCAGGTTATTGAAGGAAATACTTCAGGAACTGCAAAGGGAGATCAAAGAAATGGCGGAATGTGCGTAGAGAAGACTCGTGCATACGTTAAGGATAATAAGCTAAAGCTTATGAATGCAGTAGTAGGTTGGGGACGTCCAGTATATGCTGGTGAAGAAAATGTTCCACTACTATCTAAGGTAGGTTCAACTGATGCTCCTGCTGCCGCTGCAAAACCAGCAGCTAAGCCAGTTGCTAAGAAGCCTGCTGCGCCAAAAGCATTTGCACCTTTGAAGGTAGGTTCTAAAGGACAGTCTGTAAAGACTATTCAGGCAGCTTTGAAGCTTAAGGCTGACGGAGACTTTGGTCCTGCAACAGAAAAGGCTTTAAGGGCTTGGCAGAAGGCTAACAAACTTCCAGAGACTGGAATTGTTGATGAAAAAACATTCAAGGCTCTAAAGGGCTAAGAAGGTATAAAAAAGTCCCCTAGGAGAAATCCTGGGGGATTTTTTATGTGAGTAGTAGGATTGGATTTTACCTACAAGGCCAAGTCAAAGTTGTCTCAAGTACCCCTTTTAAGCCTACAGACCCTTATGTTACTATCATTGGGAGTTATCCCAGGTCCAGCGTTATCCCCGATTATGACACTTTGGGATATTCCGCCATACTCCAAGCTCACCGTCGTGATCTTGTTTGCACCGCATCAAGGAATCGAACCTCATCCAACGGGTTTGGAAGCCGTTGTGCTACCGTAACACTTATGCGATAGGAGCTTGACACCTAACTACTCAAGAGTTAGGCACCAAGCGGTTTAGGATGGCATTTCTGCAGCAACCAACCTAGTAACAGAGACGGGATTTGAACCCGTGATCTTCTGGTTATGAGCCAGACGAGATGACCAAACTTCTCTACTCTGCGTCGAGAAAAATAATTATAGCAAATTTACTATATGCTTGTCAAGTAGCCATTTACTACTACATATAAAAATCTTGCATTTCTAACGAAGAGTTTCCTGTTTTTATGCTTCTACTATATGTTCTTATTCTATGGCAATTAGCACAGACAACATCGCATTTGGATATTTCTTCTTTTATGATATTTAAATCAGTAGTATAGTTTTTATACTTAGATAGCGTAAAAAGTTTACCACCTAAATGATCAAAATCTTTCATGTAGTAAGGATAGTCTTCTTTACAATCAGCACATGGTCTAGACTGCTTGTATTCCTGTATATACTTAAGAATGACAGTTCTTTGAGACTTTCTCCTATTACTTGTTTTTTCTTTTTGTCCTTCTCCTACGTGATAGGATATAGTCCCTTTAGAGCACCCCAATATATCTTGTATCTCTCTATAAGATTTTCCTTCTGACCTAAGAGCTAATATTTTATCTTTATGTATCATAGTTCAATTATAACATATTTTGAACCACAGCGGAAGATGTAGAATTCGAATCTACGGTAAAGAAATAATCTCTACGACGGATTAGCAATCCGCTGCCTTAAACCACTCAGCCAATCTTCCAGGTGACCAATGAGTCTACGAGCAGACTAACCCATTAATCTAATATGTGAGGCTTTACATAAGCTCGTTGGCCTCCAGTTGTCCCCGTCGGGAGTCGTGCCTAACACGCATCGCAACCTTAATATCGTCGATCAAGTAGGACTTGAACCTACAACAATTAGTTCCTAAGACTAACGCCTCTACCAGTTGGGCTATTGACCGTAGTGTTGGTCCACATTATTCTGTTACTTAGATATCATTTTCGCAGAACACACAAGTGGGTGGTTGCCAGTCTATCCAACTTTCTGTAGGGCGGTCCCTAATAGGCATTAATCCTATGCAGTGGTTACCTTCTTCCGAGAGCGGGTGACCAGAATCGAACTGGCACTATCTGCTGAAGGCAGAGGCACTACCATTATGCAACACCCGCTAAATACTAAAAGTCTTCGTCATCGAAGTCATCTTCGTACTCTTCTGCCTTTTCAAAGGTAGCTTCGATTAACTCTGTATTCTCTGCTGATCCAATGATGTCAAAAGAGTCGATGATCTCATGAATATTGTCGAACTTATTGATATCTACTTCTAGATTCAATGTCACGAAATATTTAGGCATCTTCGTCCTCCACTAATGATGGCGGTGGTGTGAGAATCTTTCCTTCTGCATGAAGATCTCTAATCTCCAAAGCTTCCTCACCTTTACCAACACCGTCTGCAATTACCATAAGCATATCATACACCCTTGAAAGTTGTATATAGATTCCAAGAAGGATGTTATCATTTTCTTCAGACATTTACTTCACCCTTCATTTTTAAATACGTATCAAGACCTACGTATACTCTATCATTACATTCAAGACAAAACAAGTAGACTCCTTCGTCGTCAAAGCCAGCTAGTAACTTGGTACTACATGATATGTTATGAACAAACTCATCACGAGTATCAAGCCATAGCCGTACGACTCTGATATCTATTACCCCAGTGTTATCTACTTGCATAGATTAACTGTATCATTTGATTTTACCGAATGTCAAGGTTAAGCTTCGACAGGTATTCTATAAGGGGTCAAATCAACTTTTGGAAAGTATGTTAACCATTGCTTAGCTCTTGGAGTTAGTCCCTTCCACGAAGACCAATCTTCTCCACCTCTAGTCATTTTAAATGCGATTACCGCATTGGTTACTGGATTAAGCAGTTCCTTATTGCTAGACAATTCGTATTTATCTCTACGAATAGGACCAAGGGATCCGATCATGTTGATCTGGAATATACCCCAGGAGTTGTCCCCAGTTTTTGTATTACCGTTAAATGCCAAAGGACGACCATTAGACTCTCGCTTTGCGATAGCCCAGGCTTCCTTGAGGTCGCTTCCCTCAAACCCTACTAGGTAGAGCAAAAGAGCAAGATCCTCATCGGAAAGCTTTTTAGCCTTTTTAAATTGTTCAAGCTTAGAAGTTCTAGCTTTAACAATATCCATGGTTATCTTTAGTGATTCCAAGTATTTCTTATATTCAAGAGAATCCTTAAATTCACTTAAGTTACTTACCTTTTTTAGCGGTTGTTTACTATATTCAGAATAATTAATACTCTTATTAGGTAATACATTAAAACCTAATATAACTACTACTGAATAAATAAATAACCTAATACTTAGGTTTTTACTCATTATATTATAATAACCTCTTTCTTTTACCTTGTCAAGACTTTTTTTTAAAAAATCTTTATGCTATACTGAAAATATTCTGAAGCGAAAGGAAAATTACGCTTGCATATCAGCTTTTTCTCATCTGAGTCTGGTTTCAATTCCACTGTTGGATATGGCCAGGCTGGTATGGGCATTGTTTCTTCGCTACAAAAATTAGGTCATCTCGTTACTTTGAATAACGAAAATGCTGATCTTCAGCTTAATTTTGTTCAACCTACATACTATAAGTTCAACAACCCTACTCAATATACTATCGGATATACACCGTGGGAGTCAACTGTTTTGCCTATGTATTGGCTAGAAAATATGAATAGGTGTGATGAGGTTTGGGCTACATCTGCAATGACTGCTAAGTTTTATAAAGATGCTGGTATTGAAAAGCCTATCAAGATTTATCATCATGGCCTACATGATGTTTGGAAGAAACCAAAAATAAGAAAGCCTGGATCAAAGTTTAGATTTTTACACATTGGAGAACCTGCCCCTAGAAAAGGCGGGGAATTAGTAATTCAAGCTTTCATAGAACTCTTTGGTAATGATCCCCAATATGAATTAACATTAAAATGCCATAATGAGAATACAATTAGATATAAAGACATGTTTGGAAATCATGTTAATATAAAAGATCAATATCCTAATATCAAGTTTGTTGTAAATGAATTAACTGATGAAGGACTAGTCATGTTAATGCATCAAAATGACTGTCTTGTATATCCTAGCTATGGAGAGGGTTTTGGATTTATCCCGCTTCAAGCAATGGCTACAGCAATGCCAACCATTTGCACATCCGCCTGGGCTCCATATGCAGATCTTATAACTCTAAAGTTGGAGTCAACACTTGGAGATTCTCCTTGGCCTTTAATGCATCCTGGAAAAGTTTTCTTTCCAAACAAAGAGCATTTAAAAACTTTAATGTTGGATGCTGTCTCTAACTTTGAGAAACACAGTGCAGTTGCGTTGAAGAATACTACAAAGATTTATGAGCAGTTTAATTGGGACACGCTTACAGAAAAAGCTTTTAAAGATTTTAAATAACCCTTCCGCTCTTGTAAATCGATGTGGTAAGATTGTAATCCAATCAAAATTTTAGAAGTGCCAAGGGGCACTAGAAGGAGTCTTATAAATGTCATTACCATCAGCTTACCAGGAGTTCATTGCGCTTTCTCGTTACGCAAGATACATAGAGTCTGAGAATCGTAGAGAAAACTGGGGTGAGACGGTAGATCGATATTTTGGATTCATGACGAATCACTTAGGGAAGAATCATGGATACACTCCAGATCCTAAGTTGCTTAAAGAACTGCGTGATGCAGTTTATAATCTTGACGTAATGCCATCAATGCGTTCTGTCATGACTTCAGGACCAGCATTAGATCGTGACCATGTTGCAGGATACAACTGCTCATTCGTTCCAGTTGATTCACCAAGATCATTTGACGAAACAATGTACATTCTCATGTGTGGTACTGGTGTTGGATTCTCAGTTGAGTACAAGTACATCAACAAGCTTCCATCAGTTCCAGAAACACTAGAAAAGTCAGACACAGTTATTGTTGTTGAAGATTCAAAGCAAGGATGGGCAAAGGCATATAAGGAACTTCTTGCAATGCTATGGGCAGGACAGATTCCAGTAATTGATGTTACTAAGTTGCGTCCAGCTGGTGCACGTCTTAAGACAATGGGTGGTCGTTCTTCAGGACCACAGCCATTGGTCAATCTTTTTGATTTTACAATCAAGACATTCAAGGGATCACTTGGTCGTCAGCTAAAGCCAATCGAGTGCCATGACATCATGTGTAAGATTGGTGAGATCGTTGTAGTTGGCGGTGTTCGCCGTTCTGCTATGATTTCTCTTTCTAACATTAATGATATTGAGATGGCACATGCAAAGACTGGAAATTGGTGGGAAGGTAATTCTCAAAGAGCCCTTTCAAATAACTCTGTAGCTTACTCTCGTAAGCCAGACATGGAACAGTTTATCGCAGAATGGAAAAACCTATATGATTCAAAATCAGGTGAGCGTGGCATTTACAATGTTGCAGCAGCTCAGAAGCAAGCAGCAAAGTTTGGTCGTAGAGACCCAGAGATTTGGTATGGAACTAACCCATGCTCAGAAATTATCCTTAGACCTTATCAGTTCTGTAATCTCTCCGAAGTTGTAATTCGTGAAAATGATACAAGAGAGACAATTGCTAACAAGGTTCGTCTAGCTACAATCCTTGGAACATGGCAATCAACACTTACAGACTTTAAGTACCTTCGCAAAATCTGGAAAGATAACACAGAAGAAGAACGACTACTTGGAGTTTCTCTTACAGGACAGTTTGGACATAAGTTCATGTCTGGTAAAGAAAATATGGACGAGCTAGGAAAGTATCTAGCAGGTCTTCGTGAGTATGCAAGAGAGACTAATAAGGAAGAGGCAGCAAACCTTTCTATTCCAGAGTCCGCCGCTATTACATGCGTTAAGCCATCAGGTACAGTTTCTCAGTTGGTGGGGGTATCTTCAGGAATGCACCCATGGCACTCAGAATACTATATTCGTACAGTCCGTGCAGACAATAAAGATCCACTAACAGAATTGATGAAGGCATATGAAGTTCCAAATGAACCAGACTTTATGAAGCCAGATTCAACAACTGTTTTCTCATTCCCAGTAAAGTCACCAGACGCAGCTATTGTCCGTAATGACCTTTCTGCTATTGACCACCTAAATACATGGTTGGTATATCAGAGAGAGTGGTGTGAGCATAAGCCTTCTATTACCGTTTCTGTAAAGGAAGAGGAATGGATGGAAGTAGGAGCTTGGGTATACAAGCACTTTGACGAGGTATCTGGAATTTCATTCCTTCCTCATTCAGACCATACTTATAAGCAGGCTCCATACCAGGAATGCTCAAAGGAAGAGTACGAAGAGCTTCTAAATAAAATGCCAAAGACTATTAATTGGTCAGATCTAGCATTTTATGAAAAGGAAGATATGACTACAGGTTCTCAGACATTTGCTTGCAGCGCAGATAACTGCGAGGTAGTAGACCTTTCAGCATAGAACTAATTTTATGCTAAAATTGAAGTAATCTGGAGGGTTAAAAAATGGCTGGTATTAAGAATTTCAAGGTAGACGCATCTACCAACTTTCGCTTTACCATAATTTATAAAGATCCAGATGGAGACCCAATCGATTTAACTCAGTATTCTGTAAGAATGGATATTAAGTCAGCGCCAGGATCAAAAAAGATTCTTGCTTCTGCAGTTGCGGGGGATGGAATAACTGTTACCCCATTGATTGGTAAAATTGAAGTAGACATTGATAAAGATAAGACTTCAAAAATTGCATATCCTAAATCAGCATACGACCTTGTTGTTACACATATTCCAACACAGACAGTAACAAGATTAGTTGAAGGATGGCTAGAAGTTTCTAGAGCGGTGACAGTAATTTAATGGTTAACTATATCGACAATTCTAATATCATTGATATTACCACTACTGAAAATGAAGTTATCATTTCAGATACTGGTCAGCCAGGTCCCCGTGGTAAATCTATCCTTAATGGAACCCAAACACCTACCTCAACATATCCAGCAAATGCCGTAGAAGGAGATTTCTACCTACAGCTTCCAGGATATTTGATGTATGGTCCAAGAACCTATGCAGGTGACTGGGGCACTCCAGTTGATCTATTTACCCTTCCAGAGTCAGTCTATGCCTATGAGCAGCTAATATCCTCATCAACATGGACAATTCCATTTTCAATGCATAAGTTAGCTTTTAAACCAAACGTTACCGTGGTGGACAATAACGGAAATCAAGTGGAAGGGCATGTCCAGTACCAGAACGACAATACTGTTATAATTAGTTTTGCAGCAGGTTTTTCTGGAAAAGCATACCTGTCGTAATTTAAAAAACCTAGGAGAAATAAAACGTGGCACGTAAATTTTTAACCCCTATTGATATGACGGGGTTGGAGATCCAGAAGCTCCGCATTGAAAATGCAACTTCTAATCCAACAGTCCCATCAGGTCAAGAGGAAGTATATGAAGGTAGAGTTTATTACAACTCCCTAACAAACAAACTATTCTATTACAATGGAGCTAACTGGCAGTCTACTGGCGCAGTAGCCATTACACTTAGCGGAGATCTTTCAGGAACCGCAACAACAGATGTCGACGGAAATGTAACAATCAATGCCACGATCAATGCAAACTCCGTAGCCCTAGGTACAGACACCACTGGTAATTATGTAGCAACACTCGCTTCATCTGGTGGAACAATTACGGTAACAGGTTCAGGTTCTGAAACTTCATCTGTAAACGTAGATCTTCCTGCAACTGGTGTAACAGCTGGTTCATATGGATCTACAACACAAATTCCAACATTTACTGTAGATGCACAAGGTCGTTTGACTGCAGCTGGAACAGTAGATGTTGCAACAACACTTACAATCAATGGTGATACTGGAACAACTGGTATCTCTCTTCTATCAGAGTCACTACAGGTATCTGGTGGAGAAGGTATTGATGTAGCTGTAACAGATAATACAGTAACAATTTCTGCAGAAGACGCAACAACAACCAATAAGGGTGTTGCTTCATTCGCAGATGCAGACTTCACAGTAACATCTGGTGCGGTAACAATCAAGAACGTTAACCTTGGTACACAGACAACTGGAGATTATGTAGCTAATATTACTGGTACAGCTGGTGAAGTTACAGTAACTCCAACTTCTGGAGAAGGTACTTCAGTAACAATTGGTTTGCCAGATGATGTAAATATTACTGGTAACTTGCTTGTTGGCGGTAACTTAAACGTAACAGGTACAGTAAACTCTGTAAATACTACAGAAGTTAATATCGTAGATAATAAGGTAAACCTTAACTCTAACGTAACAGGTACACCAGTAGCAAATGCTGGACTTCGTGTAGAACGTGGATCTGAAACAGATGCAGAAATCCTATGGGATGAAACACTAGACACATGGACAGTATCTGATGGTGGATCTACCTACTACGGATTAGCTAAGAAGTTTACTGCAACAGTTGGAGACGGTTCTGCAACAACATATGCAGTTACACACTCAATGGATACATATGATGTTCAAGTTCAGGTATATGACGCAAGTACATATGAAAATGTTGAATGCGGAGTAACAAGAGGATCTGTAAATCAGGTAACCTTATCATTCGCTGTAGCACCAGCATCAGGAGCATACAAGGTAGTAATAGTAGGCTAAGGGGGTTATAAATGTCTTCTATAAAGAGATTAGTTCCCTTAAATGCAGTCTCATTAGCATCTAATCCTGCAAACCCAAAGCTTGGTGACTTTTATCTAAACACCAATACAAATAATTTTAGAGTTTATACCGCCACAGGCTGGGTCGAAGTTGGATCTGGCGGCGGAGCAGCAGTACATATTGGGTCAAACCCACCAGCATCACAATCAGAAGGCGATCTTTGGTTTAATAACGTAGATCCACACTTCTATACATTTGATGGAACATACTGGGTAGAAGTTTCGCTTGGACCTGTTGGACCTTCTGGCCCAGGTCTTCCAACTGGAGGTACAGTTGGGCAGGTTCCAGCAAAATCTTCAACAAATGATTATGAGACAACTTGGGTAACTCCATACTCATCAACTAGCTTTGCCTCTGATTTTCTATCTAGAACTACAGATTCATTATCTGAAGGCGCAAATAACAAATACTTTACTAATCAAAGAGCCATAGATGCCACTGCAACAGCCGTTGCTGGGGCTATAACAACCGCAAATGCCTATACTGACACAAGAGTAACAAATCTTATAGATTCAGCTCCTGGAGCCCTAGATACGCTTAAT